AGCGACGGCACGGTGATAGTAACGCTCGAATATCTCAAGTCTATCCTTTGTAGAATAGCAGTCAGGTATCGGATAACCCTTTACCTTTAGCCAAACTCTTTCTGCCATCTCTAAATCAAAATTACTTGAATCCTGCGAATTTTGACTTGTCGAACTTTGGTTTTGGTTTTCCTCTTTCATTATCTTCCTCACCAAACTTACTATTGTCGAATACAGACTTCATTGATGGTCCATCTGTAAGACCTTCTTGAGCGGATTGATCGACATCGTAGAGACGCATTTTGGAGCGATCAATCCCAATGATAAACCTACGATTATTCCCAGGATCATTATAGCGATTCTTGAGTTGCTTAACCATGATCTGGCTGAGACTCTCAAGTTCTTCACTGGAGATGAGTGCAAACATAAAATCAGCTGTGGCTGGGAGTCCAAAGGATTCTGATGTATCTTCCAGTCCCACGTCTGAGTTCGAATAGCCTCCTCGAGTTGTTTGAGTTGCCGAGACGATAGGGACGTCGTACTCAACTGCCAACCCACGGAGCTCTTCTGCGATTGCTTTGACAAGGGTATAAGAATTGACGTTGGCTCCATGCTTAATCCTTGACGATAGACAAATATTTAGATAATCAATGTATATGATATCTGGTTCAAAGTTCCTCTTAATCTTTAACTCATTAAGAAGATGTCGGAAGTTAGCGGATCCTGCACAAGCGGTAGGATATTCTTTTACAATAAGTTTGCCTTGAGTCTTTTCTTTTACCTTATTAATCTTAGCATCATATGTTTGCTTCGGAAGCATCTCAAGTTCATCAACAGCGACGTTGAGGAGATTAGCGTCGATACGTTCGGCGATCCTCTCCTCAGCCATCTCTAGTGTAATGTATAATACATTGAGACCTTTTGATAGGTTTGCTGCGGCACAGTGACACATGAATAACGATTTGCCGACACCTGTACCTGCGAGTGCAATATTGAGAGTTTTGTTTGGCAGTCCACCATTGGTGATGACGTTGAAGTAGTCAAGATCGAATGGAATTCTCTTCTCTTTACGATGGTAGAACTCGTATCTCTCATCACTATCATCCAGAAAGTCATGACCAATATGGGTATCAAAAGAGACGCCAAGAGCGTCAGTGAGGATTCCAGGAATACTTCCCTTGGAGATTGCTGCATTTTTCTCGTCCATGATTTTGATTGACTGCATTATAGCGAGATATAATGCTTTATCCTGGCAGAATTTCTCTGTCTGGTCCAGAAGCCAATCCAGTTTAGTGTTAGAATCAGATTCAAGAGAAGATAGAATCTCTCCACCTTCCTTGAATGCCTGATCGTTTAGTCCCTCTTTGTTAGACAGGTCTATTGCTAACGCTTCAACAGAAGGAAATGAGTTATACTTCTTAACATACTCGTCAATGAGGTCAAAGACCACACGCTCGGAATAATTCTGAAAGTAATCACTCTTAAGAAAGGGTATTACCTTTCTATTGTATTTATCGTTAAATAAAAGATTACTTAGAATTACACGTTCGATGCTCATTGAACCTCCGCAGTTTCCTCATCATCATTATAAACTAAATAAACCATAAAGTCAACTAAATATAATGCCCATCGCGATCTTGCAGGATCCATGGGCTCTACCGCTAAGAAGGAGCGACAGCATGGATATTTATTACATTTACGCCTATATCAACAAGAATACAGGACAACCGTATTACATTGGGAAAGGCAAAGGCAACAGAGCCTATGATAAATCCCACAGCGTTTCAGTACCGAAAGACAAATCGAAAATCGTTATTATGGAAAGAAACCTAACGAACTTAGGAGCTCTCGCATTAGAGCGTCGGTATATCAGATGGTACGGTCGTAAAGATATAGGCACAGGTATTCTCCTTAATAGAACAGATGGTGGCGATGGTATACATAATGCTATTAGAACTTGTTCAAAAGAAACTGCTGTTAAAATATCAAAATCTTTAACTGGCAAGAAACAGAAATCAGAAACAATCCGAAAAAGAGTCGATTCCAGGAAAAGAAACAACAAACAAACTGTTTATAATAGAGAATTCTGTAAAGACGAATCATACAGAAAGAATATGTCTTTAACGTGTAAACTTATAAAGAAAACCGAAGAGTGGAACGAAAAGAACAGATTGGCAAATACTGGCAGGACACACATTGCTAACACTATCACAAAAGAACGTAAAAGACCTAAATCAGATATCGCTTTACAAATGATAAACGATAGCAATGGTGTATGGATTCCCCTCGCGACTAACGTACCAATACCTGATCATTCATCATTATAAACAAGAGATCCTTCTGTATCGAGCGAATATTTCCGTTTAAGATAAGAAGCAAAATCTGTTGTATCGAAGATGTTCAACCAAAAGTCTTTATTGTCCACGATATCATTCGCTCGGTAGTTCTTTCCGTCAAGTTCACCAGTGGTTCTGTCCACCAAACAGTACCAACCAACCTTCGGTTTGCTGATATAACCACCCTCAATGGCCAACTCAAGAAGACCACTCCAGCGATTAATGCCACCCTCATAGCTAATGGTAATTGGAATTTTAGATTTCTCACGAACGTAACGGGATTTCTCAACATTGATGACAAAATGGTACCCTTGTATCTCTCCATTGTCTTTATCCTGCTGTCTGCCTAAAATCCAGATGTTATCAGCACCATAGTAAGAACCAGTTCCACCGCCGACAACAGCTTTAGGGAACATGCCGATTTCCATATAAGTGTGGTTAACTGCAACAAGTGGAATATCTTTCAATGTTAGATGTGGTGTAATCATTCTGAATAAAGACTTCAGCTGCTTTGCACGAGACATATCAGCAACTGATTTCTCGTTCAATGCATCCTCAACTTCTTTCTTTGAAGCAAGATTGCCGATAGAGTCAATAATGATAAGAACTTTCTCATCACGAGTGATCTCTTTCAGTTGCTTCATCATATCAAACTTAAGTTCCTCAACATCAGTAATAGGCGTATGCACAACTGAATCAAGAGGGATCTTGAACTTGTTAAAATAAGACTGAGGCGTGCCAAACTCAGAATCATAAAACAATATAACGCCATCGGGATACTTCTTTAGATAAGCTGATGCTAACAGAAGAGCGAAGCCAGTCTTAAAATGCTTCGATGGTCCTGCTAACATTGTTAGACCAGGAGTAATACCTCCATCAATAGAACCTGCCAATGCTACATTAATCATTGGCACGGCTGTTTGAATCATATCTTTCTTAGTATATACTTTAGAATCAGTCAAAGTTGACGTCAAATCAATAGTACTGTTCTTAATCAATTTCTCTTTCAACGACATACAAATACCTCCTAATTATATTCATTATAAACTATTTCTGAACAGAAGTCAAGTGTTAATATAATCATCCATCTTTTTTATGAAGGCATTTATACTTTTAACACGAGCAGTTCCCTCCCATTTGATAATATCCATATCTGGGTTCTTTTTCAGATTATTCAGAAGAGGCATAATCATATCCCTAAGACCCTGCAGCTTCTGCTTAGTTTCCTGTGCCTTTAATATCTCGTCTTGTTTTAATTCGTCCTCCGAGGTAAACCCGAAGTCGAAGTTAATTTCGTCTGACATATTTTCTCCTTATGAAAAGAAATCTTCCAGAGTAGCCTTTTGCTCTGTTTTCCATCCAATGATAGATGCAATAGAATTTACAGGATCTAAGAACGACTTAGTAAACTGCATCTCTCTATCAATATAATTATCGATGTTAAACTCTTCAGGAAGTGTGTCCGGAGCTCCAATAACACTATCACCGACAGGATTAGGCATCTTAAGATATGCGAACCTAATCTTATCGCCATCAGTGATAGGCTGAATATTCTTAATGTTATGTTTCTTAATCATATCATTAAAGATAAGAGCAGCTTTAACGTGTATTGGTGTACCTTTATCATACAATAATCCTTTTGTCTGAGTATATTTCTTCATATGCTTAATGCCACGAGGAAATGATACCTCTTCAAAAGGTAAAGTCATAAACTTATCACGAAACTCCTCTACGAATTTAATAAGAGCAGTTTCATCTTCATTCATAATAATACCCAGAGCTTTCTTAATATTTTCACGACAAGCATGCGGAGTTGAAGAACGAACAGCCTCAATTCCCTGTAGTTTTAACTTAGGCTCTGAATACTGAACACCCTCGACATTCCAGGCATTCAGGATATACATTTTCTTACCACGCCAGATACCTTTGTTGGCGATAGTTTCACGCTTCATCTGCATTTTCTGCTGATAAGCATTCATATACTCTGCAAGCTCTTGATAGCATTTATCAATATAAGGCTGAATCTTATTTTCACAGAATTGATCAATTGCTTTAACAATAGTCTCATCGTCATCTGCTGGTAAATGTTCAACAAGAGCTTCCATAGTCACATAGATAGAATCTGTATCAGATGCAATCACATAATCAACACCATTAGTCTTGAGAATCTTATTCATATATTCATTCATCTTGCCCTCTATCCAACGAATGGACAGCTGACCAGACATAGTAATAGATTCTGCAAGATCAAAGTTAAACCAACGGAAATACTGATTACCCAAAGCACCATAAGCAGAGTTTAGCTGGATTTTCTTAGCCATCTGCATGTTATGATAACGGGCGATTAGTTTTTCATCTTCAGAGTTCTTATTATTCTCATAACGCTGTTTAGCTTCAAGCATTAACTTCTTATACTTGGTTCTATCGTTATACATCATCTCCATAAGAGCAGGAAGAAATCCTTGCTTATCTTTAGTATACAATACACCATTAGCAGCAATGGCACAATCTTCCATACCCCCCATATAATCACTATTTTTGAAATGATCGACTTTTTTCAACATATCATCGACTGAAGGGAAATTGTTAGGTCTCCAGAGAAATCTTGTTTCCGGAGAAATATTATACTGCATAATAAGATGGGGATATAGACTATTCAAGTCAAAAGAAACTACCCATTTAGAAAGACCGATCTTTGGCTCCTTAACATAACCACCAACAAGAGCCTCTGTCATCTCTTGACGTCTGATCTTAGGAATAACAATGTTACGCTCTAAGAGATAGTTATGAATAATAATATCCCAAGGACGAACAGTTGTTAGAGTATCAGCATAGTTTACCTTGGCATCATAAGCCATAGCCATAACCTGCTCGATGAACTTCATCTTTTCATCAAGACGATCAACAAGAACAGTATCGTGAATATTATACTCGATAAACTTTTGAAAGTCTTGCTTATAAAGCTCTAACAGATTACCGTATTCAGAATAGTCAATCTTTTTCTCACCAAGCTCCACCTGACAGATATAATCGAGCTTATAAGATTCTTGGTTACCAAATGTGAACTTACGATATAGCTGATAATAATCCAGAGAAGCCAGACCTAATATCTCATATGTCTGGTTTGTCTTACCACGAAACTCAATAGACTTCTCGTGAATAATACCCCATGGAGATATTTTCTTGGCTTCTTTCTCATTAAATAATAATTTAATACGATTAATCAGATAAGGAATATCGAAGAACTCAATATTCCATCCAGTTATAATATCAAGATCGAGTTTCTGCCAACAATCAAGAAACTGTAATACTAACTCATGCTCATTTTTGCACTGGATATAATGAGTGTTATCGTCTCTGCTGCTATACTCACCACAACCGAAAACGTAATTACGGCCACGACAGCGAATAGTGATAGCCGTAAGAGGCTTATCAGCTCTCTGAATATCAGGGAAACCGTCATCAGCAGCACATTCAATATCCAGGATACCAACTTTGACCATCTTTGGATCATAATCAATATCTCCTCTATACTCATCGAAAACATAGAGATACTGAAAATGAGTTAGCCCATAGATCTCCATATTTGATACACCTTCATATCGTTCAAGGAAATCCTTGGCGTCATTCAGTGAATCAAATTCGAGTTTATCTACAGGCTTACCATCTATTGTTCTATATTTTCCGTTATCTTTTGGTATGAAAAGGTAAGGTTGATAACTAATCTTATCTGATATTCTTAAACCTTTATCATATCCTCTTAAAAATATTTGATTACCACGCTTGCAAAAATCTGTATAAAATCTCGTCATAAAACCTCCAAAATAAACGGTGTTCGGTCAAAGACTCACAACACCAGGAATAATGTATTATATTACTATGAATTTAGTTGATTGTCAAGCAATATCTGTGTTATCAGAGATTTCTTCTTCAAGCGATGCAATCTGATCTTTGGCCTGAACAGCCAATGCAACTTTGGCTCTGGCTAACATTGCCTTACGTGCAGCAAATCCATTTAAACCACCATTAATACGCTTAGTAATAGTAGTAATGTCGTCTTTATCAGCAAACTGATTTAGTTTCTTACTATTCCAATATGCACCAGCTGTAAGAGCAGAATACTTTGGCTGTTCAGCGAGCTCTGGATTGTTTTCAAAATCTACATCAAGCAACTTACCGTATGTGCGATAGTTTGCACGGCCAGTCAACTGAATAGCACCACGTCCTTTATATCTCTTACCGTCGCCAGCTTTAGTATTACCAAGATCCTTACGACCCTCGTATGCTGCACCTGATGCATATTCGTGTAATGTCTGAAAATGATCTGATTCGTGACCGATCTGTGCAAGGAAATGAGCAACTCTTTTGAGAGTATTAATTTCATACTTCTCAAGTACGTCAGGCAAATATTCAGCGAGTCCTTTCATGACTGCTGTTACTTTCTTAATGCCTGCAACCTTACGTAATAGGTCTGGAGTGATCTCAAATTGCATGTTACACCTCGTAGTGAAAAGGGGAGGAACAAGTCCTCCCCATATTTAGTTACTTAATATCTACCTTCCAAGTTCTACCTTCTTTATAAAGACCAGCGTCAAAAGTCAAAGATACCAATTTACTATCATACCCGAAATTTTCATTTACGGTGTATCCATACTCACTAAAGTAGAATTGTTCCTTTGGACCCCAGCAATCTTCAAAAAGAGCAGTCTGAAGAGAATCGAGAATATATTTCGCGACGTCTTCTTTATCTTCAGTTTCTCTAGCAAAGATCGAAATAGTTTCGTTATATGATTTTTCGTTAGGCATAACTGCAACAACGGATAACGTATTACCATTGTCTTCAATGACAAATCTAACCAGCTGACCAAAATATACATCACTGCCATCAAACGTATCTAAGTTATTTTCGTTGATAATCTTTTTGATATATGGATGCACCCATGTCTTGTTGTCAATGGTTTGGTTTATGATTAGAGGCTCTACTGAGAATCTACCTTGATTCTCCATAAAGTCTGCGAGGCTTTGAGGTTCAGGAAATTTCATGCCGATTCTCCGATGTTTACTTTTCCGAGAGACACAGCGTCTTCTGGGACTTTATCCTTTGTGAACCCAAATATTTCTAAAAGTTCAATTTCACCTGTCTCTAAATTATGACAGTTCATGAAAATCTTATTAGGAATAAAAGTCTTTTTTGTTTCGAGATCGGTATATCTTAAGGTAAGATATCCGCCGCCAGGAGTTTTACATAGACTAGTAAGATATTTTTTACCATCCAGCTTTATTTCCATTAGCGCATATTTGTAATCTTTTTTGTTATCTCCATTCTCTTTGACCAGAGATTTTACCAGTTTTTTGCCCACCTTATCGGCTTCTGCCATTTTACACTGAACCCCTCCAGAACTTATAGTCTCCAGAATGGGTAGATAGTCTTCATTTACCATTTATTTTCTCCAACATGTTGTTTAGTTCTTCAACGTCTACTTCGTCAAGTAGTCCTAACGCGAACATACGATTCGTTATGCTCTCGTTATAACCTTCATTATATATCATATGGTTATAAAAGTCAAGTCTTTTTTCAAATTTTTTACCACAAAAAGGACAAAACATGTTATTTCCTTAATAAATAGAATGTGGTTCACGAGTTCCGACGCTCCAACCACTCTATATCTATCAAGGAGATACAGCATGTCTATTTATAAACGAACATCTAAGAACTATCGTAAGATCTGGGAACAAGCAAATAACCAAAAGATACCTAAAGGGTATCACGTTCACCATATCGACGGCAATCACGAAAACAATCATCCTTCTAATCTGACAGTCTTAACAGCCATAGAGCATTACAGAATCCATAGAGAACAAGGAGACTCTGGTGCTTGTTGGGCGATGATAGTGACAGGTCATATATCAGTATCGCCAGAAGAAAGAGCAGAAGTAGCAAGAATTAATGGATTGAAAAGAGCGGCGGAAAAGTCTTTATGGTCTCAATCAGATATAGGAAAAAAGACTCTTTCTGAAAATACAAGAAAAATGAATTTAGAAAGATCTGCTAACGGAACGCATTTTTCTCAGACAAAAGAGTTTAAAGGACTAATATCAAATTTTCAAAATAAAAGAATAGAATCTGGAGAACATTTATTCGTATGCGATAACCCAGTATACAAGCAGATAGAACAAGGAAAAAATATATTCTGCACAGAGCAAAATCCATCAACCGTTGCTTCTAAAAACGGAACGCATTTATGGATCAGCGATAATCCATCTTATAAACAAAAATTAGAAGTTTTTGAATGTGAACTTTGTGGAAGATCTATTCAAAGCAAAGGTAACTATACTCAGCACCTAAGAGCTTGCAAGAAAAAGGGGGCATGAAGCCCCCGATCGTTATTCGATATTGATCTTTTTAGATTGCTTCTCAGGGGGAAGCAGATGTTCAAGCCAAATTCTTAGAACACCATTGATGAGCTCTGCATTCTTCACTTCTACATGATCCGCTAACGTGAACGAACGAGTGAATGATCTGTCTGAAATACCTTTGAATAGGTACTCAACTGGATTAACAGCGGGTTCTTCTGAATGGGTTGTTCCTTTTACAACCAGAGTATTATTGGCTAACTCGATATCAATCTCGTTCTTACCAAAACCTGCTACTGCAAGATCTACTCTGTATTTGTCCTTATCGACCTTTACAATATTATAGAACGGCCATGCTTGAGCCGCTTTCACATAGTTACTATTCACATTATTAAGAGTATCAAAAACTTTATCAAATCCTACCAGGTACTTATTCATATTTTTAGTATCAAACAGATAATCAGTCATATGTTTCTCCTTTTCAGCGAGATAGATTTTAGTGACCCTTTCGGCGTC